GTCATGAAGCAGAATGGCATCTCTTTCGAGGACAACTATTCGTACCGTCAGCTTCTCCAGAAGCAGGGTCCCCAGCTCTTCACTAAGATCCAAGAGAAGGAGCAAGGTAAGGGTAACTGCAACACCTGTGACAACCCTCTTCTCAAGGTTCCCGATATTTACTAGGTGAGAAAAATCCATGAAAAAAACTTAAAACCTTCTTGTAGAATGTCGACATGTGCCATATGTCTAAATGAAGTCAGGTGTACGAGGGTCAATCCCGCACTTCGATGTGGACATATGTTTCATTCCCACTGTCTACAGGAATGGAAGAATCAAGGTAAGAATACGTGCCCAACGTGTAGGAAAGTTTTCGATGTTTCCCAGTTTAACATCATCGTCACGATACGAAACAATTATACGGCGGTTGCAAACTCGGTCACTTTAAACGAGGAATCTGTGTTCCAGGTACTCGACACCTTTGATATTACCTTTGACGTAGAAGATACACCGGATCTAGATAGTATTCTTGCGGACCTTGGGGTGAGTCTTACCGACTTTGATCCCACGATCCTTGACGCAGAAGGATGAACAGTACTTTTCGTAGTTGAGACCTGGATAATCCCTCGACGCTTTACGAGGGTCAGTGATGGCTTTACCTTTAGCATCAGTGAGAAGTGGACCTGTCGCCCAGCCCCGCTTGTGACTGAAAACGTTAGCCTTGAAAATAATACGCTTACCGACCTTAAACTGACCAGCCCTCTTTATCCGTGACTCTGGTACCTTGAAAAATTTGGCAACCCGAGCGATCGTATCCCCAGGCTTGATCTTATACTCGACTACACCGTGTTGTTTGTAAAAGTGGAAATCTCCCTGGCGAATGTAGTTCATCGGTCTCCCAGGAGAAACGAACATCATGACCTTGAAGTACCCCTTTTTACACTTATCAGTGGCGTTCGCCCTATAGACCTTCTTTGGGTTGTCCGAAATAACGCGTCCGGGAAGTCCCTTACAGTGTGTATACGTGTGGTGACCATTGGAGAGACCGGAACGATCACCTGGGATGGACTTTTGCCACCGGTACGATTCGTAATCTCCCACAGCATAGGCGTAACAGTTGTTGTTCCCGATCCCCTTCGGAGTTCCCCATCGCCTGTTTGTGAACCTATTTTCTGAACCACTCAGGGGGAGGGGTCTCATTTGTAATGTATCTAGAAAAAAATATCCGTATGTAATAAAATGCTTCAAGAGGTTACCAAGTCCAAGTCTCGCTCCGAGATGATCACCGAGATTCTCATCTTCGTGCTCAACATTCTCATCAGCACCTTCATCCTTCGTCTCGTTTGGAACCGCTCTCTTTCCAAGCACATCTCCGTCCTCAAGCCCATCTCCACCCTTCTGGACGCGTTCATCCTTTCCATCTCTCTCCAGGTCGTCCGTGGTATCTAAATAGTTATTCACCAGGTCATCAATAATTCATTATTGATACGTTGAAACAGTCATCGTATGAGTAATAAATTCTTATACCTCGGTGTATCCAACGACCTTCTTACCATTGGGACTCTTGAGGGTAGGGAAAGCACCCATTCCGCCACACCCACCCTTATCACAATCGACAAAGGTGTGAGGCGTACCCGTCTTCTTCATGTAATCTAACTGCTTACGAGTCCATCCGCAACCCATGGTTCCGTAAACAGTCCATTTCCCGGAGGTGGAGGAGGTGTTCTTGTAGAGTAGAAAAAGAGCGACACCGATAGCCAGTGCCACGAGAATAGTCGAACGTTGCATTTTATTATAGCTAAATATTAAAATGTCATCGACTGTATTCAACATCGGAAACAAAAAGGTCGCGCTCAAGTACACCAGGAAGATGCCCCGTGGTGAAGTTGAACGGATGAAATCATTCGTCACTAAGAATGGTGAGAAACTCATCAAGACTCCAAAGTTTAAGATACTCTCTGAAGTTGACGAGGGTACTAAGAGGATTTTTAAGGTTGACAAACTTTCTTTTTGAGTGCGTTGAGTTCATCTTTATCTAATGCATTTACAAACTTGTTTACAAAAGTCTTAGCTTTTGGTGTGACCGTCTTGAAACGACCCTGAACAAATTTCATATTCTTACCAGCCTTTATGGCGTTCCTTACGTTTCGAGGTGTCTTCATGTTAAAAGGTTGACCGCGATCTGCCCTCTTCATTCGAGCCCTATCCGACCACGTTGGCTGTGCCCTCCTTTCCCTCTCAGCCTTATTCTTAGCCAAAGCCTTTTCGTATGCACCCTTTCTCACATACTCACGCTTCTTACGATTTACGTCAATGAAAGTGTACTTCTTTGGGTTAGCCTCGTTTGCCTTCTCCCTCTCAGCCTTGTTCTTAGCCAAAGCCCTGTCATACGCAAACTTTCTGACAAATTCACGCTTCTTACCCTTTATATCGGTGAAAGTGTACGGTTGTTTGAGACGAACGGGTGTGGGTGTCTTACCCTTCATGGCCTTGATTTCCTTGAGTTTGGCGTTCAGCTTGTTAGCTGCCTTCTTCCTCCCACTCTCGACCTTCCTAGCAAGATTCATTATATTGGAAGGGGACATCACCCCGTAAGGTGCGTTAGGAGTGGCCGTCTTAATCTCGGTGACTGGGCGCACAACACCAGGCCTTCTTTGAGCTGGTTTGGCTTTATTCTTGTTAGCTGCAAGTACAGCCGCAGCCCTCTTAATCGCGTTGTTCATCTTCTTCTTCCTTTCTGCAGTTGAGAGCTTGGGACTAGGGGACTTAGTCTTAGCCTTGACGGGAGTCTTAGCCTTCACGGGAGTCTTAGCCTTAGGAATCATTCCAAGAGCCTCCGCGAGAGTCTTTGGTCTATTTGGTTTCTCCTCACCAGTTAAGAATGGGTGAGACAGGATAGTTTTGAAGGAGGGAATTTCTTCCTTAGCCCAAGTGTCTTTAACGAGATACCCCCCACTCGTGAAGGGTCCGTTAAACTCGAGGTACTTTTTGTTTGGTATGAGTTCTTCGATGAAATTTTTAATAGCTCGCTCCTTAGCATTTTGCGGTTGTCGCACCTTAACGTAAATGATATACAAGAACCTGTGTGTATCATAGCGAATCGTACCTGGGCGGTTTCCATATATACCCGCACCAGTATATCCACCACTGGCCGTTTCTGGGTTTGGCATGCGTTCAGACCAATAGGACAAACCAAAATCAATGATAGTTGCTTCCACACCAGCGTTTGTACGATTATACTTTTTGATATCTGGTGAACCGAGACGACTCCTAAAAGATCCACCAGGGTCGTTCCGAATTACTTTACGACCGAGGTCAACTTTCCAAACGTATTGGGTGGCGAGAATATTTGGATTAACCATCACGTTTCCCCCATGTAAATCACGGTGACGGAAGTCTGGAAATTTTTGGTTAATTCGGTAAAGATTATCAAAAACCTGTACGATAACAGACTTTACCGCATCTAGAGATGGATTGGTTTGCCACCACGAATAAAACGACATAGCATCAAGAAGTTCCATATAAAGAATATCCTTGGGTTTGGTACGTCTCGTTGGTTGGACCAACGTACCATTCTTTTTACGCACTTTTTTGGGTGTTTTATCTTGGATGGGACACTTCTTAAAGAGGTACACCTCGGGAACCGCGAACTCTTTTAATTTCTGGGCAACCTTGAACTCAAACTCAAAGGCACCATCGGTACTATCAGATGTATCTATTTCTTTGTACGCGACATATCTACGACCGTTATCATTGATACTCCCTCGGTACATCTTTCCAAATTGACCTTCACTGATAGGTCTACCCTTACCAGTACGTAAAGTAGGAGAGTTATAAGCAGGAACTTTCAGGAAGTGTTCTGGTACACACGCCTTCTCACCCTTGAGTAACTTCTTAAGATTACTCTCAATGTTCTTATTAGACATACTTACTTATTGTTAAGAAGTTATTTTCAACTTAACAAGAAGGGAAGGGAAGGGAACGAGTCCATTTGGATTCGGGAATTTACTGATCATCAACCTCCTCAATCTCATCCTCCTCAACGTCGTCGACGACGTCATCGTCGGGAAGGTCAAGACCCTGGAAGGCGAAAGAAGGGAGCTTGGCAGACTGCTCGAAGAGAGACTGCTGAAGACGGATGGTAACACCAAACTTGTTATCGATGAACCAAATCTGATTGAGGTCAACGATGGCCATAGCCTTCTGCCCCTTCTCGATACTATCGAGGGGAACGGGCTGCTTCTGCATGTTGTACGACTCGGGGACGAAGGTGCCGTCGGGCTTGGTGAGAATCTTGAGCTTGATAGTAGCCGGGTACTGCTCCTTACCGGGGCGAACCATGGGCTTGTAGAGCGCCTCCTTGAGAACGGCGACGTTGAACTCCTTTCCGAGCCACTCCTTAGAGTTGGCGGCTACGGTGTTCACGATGATATCGTCGAGCTCCTTGAGCTTGTTGTGAAGCGCCATCGCCTCCTCGTTATCGGGATCAAACGAGAGATCGAGAGAATAAGACGTGCGTCCCGTGCCCTCGTCGGTGAAAGCGCTCAGGCCGTAAGGAGAACGCATGAAAGGAAACTGGATGTAGAGCTTTTTGTTGTCGCCGGCGTTGAGGTAGACGGCCTTACCGCCATTCTTGTTCTTGCGAAGCTTCGAAAACTGCACGGAGGCAGGAGAGAAATCGGAGGATTGCTGGATAGAAAGCGACATTGTTGGTAGTGGGTTATATCTATCTTAGGTGGCTTGGCTTTAATTAAGTTTTTTTGTTGACATATATCAAAAGTAATCATGGGTTTATTTAAAGATTGTGGATGTGGCTGTGGTGGCCGGAAGCAGGAGGAGAAGCTTATCATCTCCATCATCTCCGGTCTCACGTTTTTTATCATCGCGAATCCCGAGACGTTTCGTCTCGTCAGGGCGCTCTTGGGTTCGTGGATCTCGACCCCTACGGGTTGCCCCTCGACCCTCGGTCTGCTCGTACATACCCTCGTGTTCATCCTGGTTGTGTGGGGTATGATGAATATAAAGAAGGAGGGTGGTTGCCCTTCCAAGAAGAAGGGCTGTGGGTGCAAGGGTACCAAGGTAGTCGTACCCCCTCCCGTTCCCATGGAAGAGGTCGCCGATCCTCGCCCCGAGTTTAAGGAACCCAAGATTGAACTGGTCGATACCGGTCGCGTTCTTGAGCCTATGCCTGTTGGTTCCGAGGGTACTCTATTCAATTAAGATGAAAGAACGGTCCTTATTATACAATCAGTTGTCCATAGTTTCCGACACCTGCTTGTAAAATGTGTTCTATTAGCACTTAATTTTTCGGTTAATCGTCTTACTAGGTTCGGCGATCTGTTTAAGATGGAATGTGTGGTACGAAAAGTCGTATTTTGGAAATGCGTCTTTGATTTTATTAGAAAGTATACTAGCTGGAACTATTTGAGGAATTCCGGTACACACTGACTTTCGCTCGAGTTGAAGAAATTCATCCTCCATCTGAACAAAACGCTTCAGTGCGTTTCCCCCAATGTTGTCGGCGTGCATCTTAAGATACATCGCCTTCGAATCACCGTCACTAATATAGAAGAACTTCGACCCCTCAACCTCGTGTGAACTGGTATGTTTATCGTATATGAGAAACAAAACCAGGAAAGCCAAGATGTAATAGATCATTTATGTTTACACAGAAATTAGTTTGGAAAGGTCGGCCACTTTGTGAATGATATTGAAAAATTTGTACACATCATCAACTGCGTCCGGTTTCATGATTTCAAGTTCAATCTGGTAGGTCGCCTCTTCTTCAGAATCCATGTCTGCATTGTCACCACTGCTGATCGTCATGTCGATACTCAGGTTTTTACGCACGAACGAGTGACGAGTCTTGGTTCGTTTCCGATCCATCTCGTATTCCCCAGTGGTGGGGATCTCACGGGCTACACAGAAACGAACGTCAAGAGGATCACATTTGAAATCTTCCTTCACGACACTGATTTTCTGAATCATAGACTGTTCACCAGAATCTTCATCAGAAGTGATGCGAATGTTGTTGCTGTCGTTATAGTAGACGTCTACGGAAGAGGTTTCCTTCGACTCCCAGCCTTCGTACTTCTTCAAGCCTTTGAGGACTTGTTGCCACGTATCTTTGCCAACGTTGGTATCAAACAGGGAGCCATTATGCTTACCAAGACGAATCTCGACTTCGATATCATCCTCGTGCTTATGAGCCTCGAAAATGGGGAGAACCTTATCGACGATAGCTTGGACGTTCATTTTTTCTTATCTTTTTTACTTCGCGTCATTCTCTTAAGTGTTTAATGTTCGCAAAATGTAATGAAAGGGCTCGAAAATCACGGGAATACCTGCTACTTCAATACCGCCCTTCAGTGTTTGTTGTACATTCCAGTACTATCAAACTATTTCATCCGTAATCCGTACACGGGTGATTGTGAATTTACGAAATTGTACGGTGACCTCGTTAAAACGTATTGGACGAGGGGTAAAGAACACATCACGATTAAGAATGTCATAGAGGCGTTCCAAAAAGAGTTTCCCCGATTCAGGACGAACGAACAGCATGATGTTCAGGAAGCTGTTCTTTGTATCATAGACATACTCGAACGGTCGCGACCCGAAATAAAGGAGTGGTTCTATGGAAAGAAGACACAAGAAACGATATGGCCCGGTGGAAAGTCATCGAACGAAGAAGATTTCAGTGTACACCTGGTAACCGCCGAGGGTAAGGATATGGGTGAGATGCTCCAAAAAAGTACTGACTGGAATACCATAGAAAATTTTGAAGATACCGATGGTAAGGTGCACCACTTAGCGACGTCGCGTATGGTGTTTTCAAAACTTCCACAGGTCCTCATGATTTCGTTTGACCGTAAGAGTCACATAGAAATCATAGAAAAGATGGTCATCGGCAATAGTGAGTACAATCTTATTTCATGTGCGGTACATGTGGGTATTCAAAACGATGGACACTACGTAAGTTTCGTTAAAAGACGGAACAAATGGCTTTTAGCGAACGATGAAAGTGTCGAAGAATACGAACTACCGAAAGAGGCGAGTTTCTATTTTATGGTGTATAATTTGAAAAATTAAAAATTTGGTTTACAGTCTAAAAACTCTTTCATTTGAATATTCTCTCTGATATTGACAATCGTTCGATAGAATGTCCGTCGATTGTTAGGATGCGTCTTGTCCCTCCTCCGCTTGATAGGTTTCCACCACAAAGGTTCCTCCCATGTGATATACTTACACTCCACGATAGCCCCGTCTTCAAACCAGGGTTCATCCTCGATTCTGTTATGTGGAATTTCCGATTCGAAAAACAACTTCCCCTTTTCTTGTACGTACAGACGCCATGCGGGTAAACCTGGTTTAAATCCTGGGGTTTCTCTCGAAGGTTCTTTCTTCATGAGAAAGTCCACCGTGTTCTTTTCTTGAGGCTTCCATTTAAACATAGTCTCATGAGTACCGATACGAATTGGTTCATTCACTGGAGTAAACACGAGTCCATCAATTTTTTGTTGAACCGTGGGAAGATACTCATCCATAAACTTTTCAAAATCACGCATTTGGTAAAATGTCTTACACTTGAGACGCCACTTGTCACTTTTCATGTAGATGATGGATTTCATGAGACCCCTGGCGGCTTCGAGTCTTCGCATGAGATGGGTGTCCCACACGGACTCACCATTTACCAAAACTGCGTCGTATACCATGAGTGTGTTATCGTACAACTCTCCATCGAGAATCGTCCCTTCATAGGCCGCCTTCTTGAGATTGATTGGTACTTCGAACATGTTGAAAGCGCGGTTCACAAAGAGACACTTCTTTTTCCCTTCAAACATGAGAGCCACCATCATGTGACGTTCCCCATCCGTCTTTTCGCACACGACGTACTCGGCACTTTTGAGAATCGGAAAGTGCTTGTACTCGATGGAAATCGGTTGTGGTCCGGGGAAATAGTCTTTACTTCCCCACTTCGTATGAATGTAGTCAACGACATATTTGTAAAGCGGGGAGTCCGACTTTATAGACATGTGTAGTAATCAGTAATAAACTTTAATTGACTTTCACACCGGCGGCGTTTAGGATATTACTCAGACATTCGTGTGTGTAGGTCATGGTCAACTTAGATGCCGTAAACGCATAAATTCGAACACCTTGCTCGACAAATTTTTCAAACATCTTGGCATAAATTTTAGTACCATCCCCAGATTTCTTCAG